CTACTTTAGCAAACGTAAGATTCCTTACTACAGTATCTATCGCTAACCTTGGTGATATGGTACAGCCTTTCACTAATAGTTCTTATGGTGCTGCTATGAAGACTCTAGCAAAAAGAGTCAGCAGCAAGGGTGATAAGCAGTTTTCTCAGATGGGCAGCTTTAAGTATGACGATGGTTATGCAAGAGACTTATCTTCTATGATGAGGAAGTCAGGCTCTAGCAACAAAACTACGAGAGCACTTGAGAATATAAACGATTTCTACTTCTTTACTGTTGGTCTAAGTAAGGTTACTAAGATGTCACGTAACTTTGCTCATGATGTAGGTATTAACAGAGCGTTTGATCTGGCAAAGAAAACAAAGTTATCTAAGAACAATCTAGCTGAGTTATCAGAGATGAAGCTGACTACAGACGAGTTAAAATCTATTGGTAGGTTTGATACAGTTGAAGAAGCTTTTGAGGCAGCTGACTCTAGGCGGTTATTAGAGAAGGCAGGACGTAGTAGCTCAGACAGAGATGCAATCATTCCTTCCATAGGTAACCGCTTGTTATTTACTAATACAAATAATAACGCTATACGCGCAGTAGGTCAGTTTATGTCTTGGGCGCAAGCAAAGACTTCACAGACTAATAGACTGTTAACAAGGGTAGAAAACGGAGATGCTAAGTTAGCTATAAAGATACTAGCAGCAACCCCCGTCTACGCTGGTTTCCTTGAGTTAAAGAGAACCTTAAACCCTAACTACATCCCTGATGATGATGACGTAACCGATGTCTCTGCCTATAACTTTGCTGGTGATGCTATGAAGCTGGGTGGTGGTTTTAATAACGCTATACTAGATAAAGTATTAGGTACTCTTAAATCTATGAGCTACAACAAAGGAGCAGCGGAAGCAGCAGTTCCTTCATTTGATCTTCTCTTTAAAACTGGTAAAGGGATTGTTGAAACTGGTGAAGATTTAGCAGAAGGTAACGTTGAGAGAGCTTTAAAAAGATTAGCTCTAGCCCTACCCGGCGTATCCCAAGCATCAGGCTGGACGGAGAAGATAACAGATGAACCTCTAATAAATATGGAAGAAGAAGCTAAAAGCAGTGGGAAAATAAGACCCTTTAACAAGGGTGGTGAAGTGTTAAATGTTCCTAATGTTCCAGTAGAGCCTGATCAACGTATAGATAAGATGACAGGGCTCCCTTATAACCAACAGGCTGGTACAGCTTTTGTTGATAAAGAGGATAGGCAAGATCCTTTACAGCGTCTAGGGTCCGGAAAATAAAATATAAACATGGTTTTTAATTTACGTTTGTTACAGAGGAAAAAGAATGGATCTTAAATATACAATACAAAGTGGCGATACTCTGTCACAGATAGCTCAGAACATGGGCGTGAATATGGACGAGTTAGCAGAGGCTAATGACATTAAGGATGCCAACAATATACAGGCTGGGCTTAGACTAAGTATACCTTCGCCTCCAAGAGAGGCCGAGAAGGTGAGAGCTATACAAGAACAAGTATACCGAGATCAGGGACAAGGGGTAAAAAAAGAAGCAGTTGTTCAAGAGAAAGAATACGCTCTTCCCCAGCAAATTAAGAGGGATGAAAGGAGAGATGCAGCAGTCGGTTATACTGTTACATCGGGAGATACTTTTAACGCTATTGCCAAGGCCCGTGGAGTCTCAGTAGAGAGGTTAAGAGCTTTAAATCCTGATGTTAAAGACCCTAATAAAATAAGTGTAGGTCAAAACTTACGCTACCAAGAAGACGATGAAAACACTGAAAAACCTAGCCTATTAGCAGGGCCTTCGCCTGAGACTGTAAGTGAACAAGGCTCATCTTTTTCTACTGTACCTGAGAATGCTAAAGCATATGGAAAATTTTTATTAGGTACTGTGTTGGGCGTAGGGGGGGAAGACCCTGATATAGATGTAGCTGGTTTTGGAGAAGAGCAGAAAAAGGTATTAAAAACTGCTATGGAAAACGCCTCTAAAGCCGGAAGGAGTTATATAAAATATACTGATTATCCTAAAATGAAAGGCGGTGAAACCGTGAATAATTTTTATAGGCAAAAAAGGGAAAGTAACGGATTGTATGAGTTAGCAAAAGCCTCTTTTACCGATCCTGTTTTTGAAATGTTTACTACTGTAGGTGTGTTTAGCTTTAATAAAGAAGGTGAGAGATACACGATACTTCCTGATAAGTATGATTTTGATAAAAATAAAAATAAAGGTGGAGTAGATAATAGAGCCCCGCCTAGAGATATGTACGCTAGACTTACTCATCTAGGTCAAAATATAAGCGGAGAAAATCCGGATTTCTCTTTTAATATATATGGTGTTATTTAAAATGTATAAGTATTTCTCCGAGGAAGAACTAACCTGTCAACACTGTAACGCTGAAGGAATGGATAAAGAGTTCATGCAGAAGATAGAGAAGCTGCGTGAAGAAGCCGACTTCCCTTTCATTGTAACTAGTGCTTACCGTTGTACTGATCACCCTTTAGAAGCTGTTAAAAGTACTGTAGGAGCGCATACAACGGGACGGGCTATAGATATTGCAGTAAGAGGTAACAAGGCTCACAGGCTTCTTAAGCTTGCTATGGAAGCAGGGTTCACAGGTATAGGTGTACAGCAGAAAGGCAACAGCCGCTTCTTACACCTAGATGATATGACTGAAGGTAACCGTCCTTGGGTATGGAGCTATTAATATGAAACACTTTATTGTTATAACAGTATTGTTACTTGTCTCAGCTTGGTTAGATAGAAAGGAAAGGGAGTTACTAAATGGCAGCTAAAAAGAAATCTAAACCATATAGGGTCTAAACATGGCAGCAACTAAACCAAGAAAAGGTAAAGCAAAAGTAAAGATCACAGCAAGCGGTAAAAAGGTTAGCTATGGTCAAGCTGGTAAAGCTAAAGGTGGTGGGTCTAGGGTTAAGCCGGGTACTTCTAAAGGCGATAGCTACTGTGCCAGAAGTTTAGGGATAAAGAAAGGACTGCCTAAAAAGAAACAGAACGATCCGAACACTCCTAACAACTTATCCCGTAAGCGGTGGAAGTGTTCAGGTGCTAAGAGTAAAAAGTAAAGTGGTAGTTACTTAACTACTCTTATATCGAGTCTCTCTGCTTTTACAATTTTAGCAGCTGCGTCAATAACAAAGCTAGAGTGGTTCTCTAAGAGCTGAGTGATAACTTCTATATTCTCCTCACTGAGTTCCACTTGTGCTAGTGCTGTAATAATCTCTGAGTTCACACGTAGTGCTAATGCCAAAGGCGTTTCTGGTAACATAAAGATATCTTCTGTTATCATAGCGCCTGTAGCTCCTTCTGCAAATAGTTATGAAGCCCTTCTAGTTTAACAGTAGCCTCCCGCAATGCTTTCTCAACATACACCCTATCCTCTACGTCAAAGAGATCTAATCCTTTTTCTTGAAGCTTATTAAAGTCAGTCATCAGGTTACCATTAGAATCTATGTACACTTGAAAGGATATGATGTTAGCTCTCATAACTCACACACTCCCGCAACACATGCTAAGGTCTGTGATCCTTCAGTATTATCGCTAGACTCTACTAAGTCCCAGCTCATGTCCGTAGGCATCTCTTTCAGTAACTTAGTATATTCTACTTTGTCAATCTTCTGATAAGGTGCTTGCTTGTATACATGCTCTTCTTCAGGAAGGAAACTAATACCACTGACGCTATCGAAGTTCTCCCAGATCCATTGACAGACAGCGAAGAAGTTATCGTCGTTGTAGTAACAGGTCATGGAAGGCTTATGCTCACACCAGTGATCCTGATAGATCTTCCACAAGTATAGCTGCTCCATAGCGCCCATGCTTTCAACAGTGACTGCTTTGTTAGGGGCTTTCTGTGGAAAGCTGAATATCCAGTTAGATATGTTCGTTACGTCCTCTTCGTGAGGAAACCCTGCTTCAATCATTGCTGTTGCAAGAGGGTCTTTCTTATCAGCGCGTACAGTCCTGACGTAGTAATCACTGAAACGAGGATGGATACCTGAAGCACTGTCAGTAAGCTGTGAAACTGTTCCACTAGGCTTAACGCATGTGATAGCAACAGACTGATTAACACCCAGAGTCTCTGCCCACTTCTTATTAGTCTTGACTGCTACAGCCTTTAACGTTTCTAAAAGCTTACCAAGCTTCTCAGATCCTGTAGAACCATTGGTTAGTTTACAGTCCATGATCCCTGTCATAGACACACCTAGCAATGCTTCTTCTTCGGTGTTCTTTTTCCACACGTTACGTAAATAACGGAAGTCTGTCATTGTAGATTGTAGTGTTCCTAGTATTGTAGCAACCTTAACTTTATCTTTAAGAGTCTCTTCAGTGTCATCAGCTCTTACAATAACTTCTGAAAGGTTACAGAACTGATAAGGTCTAAGGATGATTTCACTACAAGGGTTAGTACCAAACTTAAAGGTAGCATCTCTACGCTCGTTACGCGCTGCAATCTTTTGAGCAGCAACACGACTGAAGATACCACGCTCACCAGACTTAGACTCGTAGAGACGTTTCATTTCTCCTGAGTAGGTATCGAAGTCAGGCTTCTCTGAGTAAACAGCACTGTTATTAGCTAAGGCTCGTTGCCCATTAGTGTCGTACCAGTTACCGTTCTTTGCATTAGACATACGGTTATCAGTTACATTACTTAAACTAATAAGAGCAGAACGACGAACACCGCCTACAACAACAATGTCAGCTATCTTACATACTAAGTCATGACACTCTAGTGAAGTAAGCTTACGTCCTGTAGCACCTTTGAACAGTAGTACTGCGTAGTTGAACAGATCTGCTAAAGGCTGTGGGCCGCTTGCTCTGCCTCCAAAGGTCTTGAGCCTAGCCCCTGCTGGACGTATCTTAGTTAGGTCACACTTAGGCACTTTACCTGCGTAGAGAAGGCTTATAAGCTCTCTGAAAGCACTAGCCCAGCCTATCTTACTGTCAGACACAACAACGGTTGACTCTGTATCGTGGAAGCTATCAGCAACTACAGGAAGCTGGTTAACGTAGTCACGCTCTACACTGAAGCCTACGCCTGTACCACACAGGAGGATGTACATAAGCTCATCAAAAGAACGAGGGCTGTCAATAGGAAGGTAAGAGCAGTTAAACCCTGCTACATTGTCACGCTCTAGTGCTATACCTGCTGTCATAAGACAACGCATAGAGGGCATTACTTCTTGAGCTGTAATAGACTTCTTTAAAAGTTGTGCTTCGTTGTTATTAATCTGTTCTCTATCTATAAAGAACTGTAGGTAACGGTCAATTGTTTCATCCCATGTCTCTCTTCTTTGTTCACTGTCTAAATAACGAGCATATCTACTCTTGTGTATGTACTGCTGATACTGATCCATCTATGTTCTCCTGAACTAGTTGTAAGTCCTCACTGCTTTCTAAGCTTCTGAGTTCTTCTATTTTAATGCTTTTAAAGTTCTTGTGGTCTTTAGTAACCTTTCCTTTACGCTTCTTGTTGAACTTACCGCGTCTCTCTGTTTTTCTATCAAGATAGTTTTTGTCTAACATCTTCCAGAACCTCTAGCAGTTTGTTCTCATACCACTCAGCTTTTTTTAAATCCTCTACCCCGTTCTTATGTGGGTAACGCCAGCGGTATTTAAGAGAGTTACCTCGTAAGTAACCTATAAACTCTTCATCTGTAAGCATAGCTCTAATACCATCAATACACTCTATACTACCACTATTATAATGAGAAGGCTTATTAACTATGTCAAAGTCTTTAGGAAAAAGATCAGTCTGTTTACTGCTTTCTGAATCTTTAGCAGCTCTGTGTACGGCATCCCACTCATCAGCTGTTGCGTTATTTAACATAAGGTATCCTATCCGTTCGTTAGTTGTTCCGTCTGAACTCATTATTCACTTCTCCATTCTTCTGGCACTGTCTCAACAGTAAACCATCTGAACTCATTAGCCGTGGCCCATTCACCGTGGCTTCTTTTAGTACCGTCTTTACGTTTCTTAGCTTGAGGCATAGGTGCTTCAGCATTAGCAAAAAGAAACACTAGCTCCGTGTCACTAGGTAAAGACTTTCTTATCCAGATATACTTACTGAATTCACCGAAGTCCCAGAACCTACCTTTAGCTTCGATGATTATCTTTTTACGACCTATCT